TTATAAGTCCCATTTAATCACCTGAATTAGCTGATTTCAGCACATTTCTGATAAACTCTATGTCTTTATTGAAATTCTTTATATCTTCGTTCTGTATCTTTGCTGGTTTATCATTCCACAATTCTCTTCCAGCTCTTTGCCCTTGGAAGAACTGGAATTTGTCCAGAATTTCCAAACATTTAAATATTTCTTTGCTATTCATTATGCACTGTGCCCCCTTCTGTTAAATAACGGCTCATAAGCATACCTGAGTGCCGAAATTGCATGATCGTTTCCATCAGGATAACCGCTTATTACATTTCCCTCTTTGTCCCGATCGTACTCATATTCTGTGATTTCTTTATATGCGTTCGGTGTTCGCTTCGGGTCAATGACTATAGTCTTTGTCTGTAAGAATTTGAAACCATACTCGATACTTCCCGGTCCTTTGATTGCTCCTCTTGCAGGAAGTCCGGCATCCCGGAAGTCATTCACAGACTTAGGTTCCGCAGAATCACATATCATTGTGTAATCGTCATAGCCTTTTTTCTTGATCCAATCAGCAGTCTTAGAGTTGCTCCATTTATTTACATACAGCTCGTCAATCAGATATATCTTCTCTCTGGCAGAATCATAATAAGTTCGGAGATAGCAGAAGGCATCCGGGTACCATCCATAATCTACACCAGCGAAAATGCGGTCCATGTGGCTGATCTCTTCGTCTGTAATATCTCTGATTTCCAGATACTCAAATACGTTTCCGCCGTCACCATTCGGGACACCCAGGTATTCATGTTCATAGGCTTCTGGATTGATTTCTTTCAGATGTGCTGCATCGTCAATAAACTTCTGTCCGAGCCACTCCGCCGGAGCTTCCAGATAACTCGAATGATGGATAACTCTTTTTGGGTTAGGCATGAGCTTAATCCTGTTTACCCAGTTTGATTTTGATTTTGGTGGGTTATACGATGAAAAATCATAGGACTCGTCACCACCACGAAGCACTGACTGATTAACAGAACGTTCCTGAGCATCTCCCTTCATTTGATCTTTTTCCTCTTTCCAGAGGATTCCAATGTAGCCAAATTCCGGCTTAATGGATTTCAGCTTGGTTTCATCGTCCAGACCACGGAAGTATATTGTCTGCCCCGTCTTAATATATTTGATTTCAAGCGGCGACACCTTACATTCAAATTCTTCCATCAGTCCAAGTTCGTTGATAGCCCATTTCATGTTAGCATATACGGAATCTTTCAGAGTACCGGCCACCTGTCTTGTAATGCAGGCGTGCATCTGAGGATTGTTCTTAATAAGTTCAACAATCTTAAAAGCTACGAATGAAGATTTCAGACCGCCTCGACCACCCTCGAATACATATTCGATATTAGGCTTGATTTGCCGGTTAATATCCACGAATGCCTTACCAAGTACTCTGGCAGGAAGCTCATATTTGCTTTCGTCTGATTTTGATACGGCTACCAACTGTTCCCATTTGTCCACTGCCTGCATATTTCCTTTGATGGCTTTATTATATACGGCAGCTACAATACAGGCATTGTTATTTGCATCCTCATCAGATATTCCCATTTTTGTGAGTTTCTTCTTTGCAGCAGTCGGAGCAGGGTTCTCAGCTATCATTTTTGCTAATTCAGAAAGGGTTTTCTTTTGACGGCGAGACTGACCAGAAGCAATGCCGCCTTTTTGGCCGTTTTTCGCTGCTTCCTCACTGCTTCGACCAGGTTTAAAAGGTTTTAAATTTTCCTCGTTTGCCATCCTATTAACATCCAATCATATCCTTTCTGAATTAAAACGCCCTAGCATAGTTATAGTTATATATACTATAATACCATACTAGGGCGTACATAGCTCTCTACCACTTTTATAATTTTTTAAGTTTTTTTAAAGTCTGCCAATCAATTTGGCCAGATGATAGTATTCCGCCATGACCTTACGTTTATAACCGTAGAAGTCATTCTCCGTTGCAGGAACCGTTCTGATCTTCTCCATTGTCCGATAGCCGATGCTGTTCACGATGCTGTCATAGATTTGTGATTCGATTCCGGGTGCATATTTGATAGATACCTGCAGCAGATTGTATTTATCGCTTTCGCTAAGATTCCGCAAGTGACTTTGTAATGTTGGTATATCGTCCGGCGGCACTCCGTAATCAATCAACGTCGCATTTCTCAACTTCATTTATTTCACCTTCTTCATTCAAACTCCAGTCACATGGCATGCCTTGAAAACATTCTGGACAGTGTTCGTAGAATCCGCAGCCTTTGCAATTCATTGGCTGTCCAGTACAATATTGTTGTAGCACGTGGTATGCTGATATAGCAAGGTTTAGCGTTATGTCTGGTGCAGGTTTGTTTGACATAGTTATCACTCCTCCACTCCAAACATTTTTCTCAAATTATGCTGACAACCTTTTGCCACCTTTTCGAGGTTTTCATAACATGGTCTCAGTGTGCATCTTTCTTTATATCCATCGCATTTAGCACCGAATAAGATATAGTTTCTACATATACCATCTTGACTAGCACAACATTTATTCATTTTGAATCTCCTCCAACTTCTTCTTAGCTTCTTCACGGGTGAGGAATACGGTTTTACCAAATTGGTTAGCATAAAAGCTTACATTTATAGACGAAAGACAAGTTGGACGCACATAATATTCTTTTTTACTATCACATTCGTATTCACATCCACTACAACTGTATTCATCAAATCTTGATCCACATTTCGAACAAATCGTCCATCTGGAAGATATGAGGTATATTTCTGCGTTCTTATTAGCTGGCAGTCTCACAAGCAATCCCTGTTCTTCTAAGTCTTCATAAACAGCAAGTTTCGTAAGAATTTTATCCGCAAACGGTTTTAATAATCCATCCGTAATTTCTTCTTTTGCAACTCCTGTACCATCAACATTTCTTTCTCTTTCTGTTAATCTCTCCATCTACTTCACCTCTTCCATCTGACTTTCTACAGTATCTGCAAGCAACTTCAAGGACTCAATAAATGGTTCCGTCAATGCTGTTCTGTCTGGGTATTTAGTGAATGTTCTGACAAGTTTTACTGCATCCTTGATTTTTTCTTCATCTTTGACGATTTCGGACGCTTCGCACAATATCCTTTCATTGTCTCTGCAAGTGACCATCTTGCTACTATAAAAATTCAATATGTTTGGAATTGGAATTTCGACAGGGTTTAAATGGTTTACTCTCGCCCATGTGAATCCCTGAAGCTTTGCCATTTTCAGAACACTCAAATATTCTTCCTGTGTCTTTACAAACACGATTTTTCCAGTTAAAATAATCATTTCTCCACCTCTTATCGCTTACTTTTTATCGCTTGTTTTCATCGCTTGTTTCTGTAATTTCTCTCAAGCAGGCATTCCAACCAACCGCAATAATATCTTTTTGTGATTCTACATTGTCAATTGGAACAATATACTCTTTTTTCTCAGGCAGCGGCTTAAATGGACACCAATCAGGAATCACATCATTGTTTGGAACTCTCCTACTATTCATTGCTCTGCACCAAAATTCGCTTATAAATTTGCATTTTCCGCAATTCTCTGGCGTATCAATCACTAATACTGATTTACGCATTTACTTCACTTCCTCTCAGCATCAGGCTCAAAGTGTTATATCCCGGGCAAGTCCTGACCCCGTTTCTGGTATCTCTTAACAGTACACAATACGGATATAACGCCATGACCTCATAGACGTGTTCTGTGGCTTCCTCGCCACGCTGGTCGATGTATTTGAAACACTTTCCCGGTCTAAGGAAGTACCTTGCGCATACATACGCTTTTGTTCCGAATCTTACGCTTGCGCTACTCATTCAACTCCACCGCCTTTCACGATTTCAATACCCCTGTCTAATGCATTTCCTACATTTTCATAAGCAACATCCAACTTTTCATCTCCCGTATTTGCAATTGAAACCCAGTACATTGCTTTTAAATCTTTTAACTGCTTTACAACTTTGTCCAAGTCAAAAACTGTCGGCTGTTCGTCAATAACTGCACCTATTGCAAAATCCATATCCGAACCTCCAAGAGAATCAATTATTTTGTCTGCATCAATTAACCGCATTTTTATTCCTCCCACACTCCCAACAACCTCATCCGCTCATACAGTACAGCGACGGTCTTGCGCCTGTATCCGTAGAAATCCTTCGGGTTCATTGGGATATATCTTTCTTTGCTGATTTTCCTGTAACTTTTCCGGTGCAAGATATTCTCAACAACCATATCCGCTATCACCGTGTTCTTAGGGCAAGCTGACAAGGCGGCGCTGGTAAGCAGGTATCCGTACTCTGCCGGAAAGTCTTTCAGCATCGTATTCAGTTTTTCAATGTCCTCTGTTGGAATACCGTAGTCTTTCAGTTTCTTGTCCCTTGTCAGCATACCGTTCTCCTTTCTAATCGTCCGGGTGATTTTTGTTGTATGTAATCGCAAAACACACAACCCCGGCAGCACCGGTTATAACACCGATCAAAAAACCTAATGTGAAATTAATCATTTCTTCTTTCCCCGTTTCTTTCTCTTATCTATTGGTTCTCCTTTTTCATAAACGGTACAACCCAGTACCGGACATCCTCTGCTATGCCCCACCTGTGAAAGATAATCACATCCCCCGACACTCTTGCGAAGATCTCGGTATTTACAAGCCCCACAGTGCTTTTTTGGTGCTGTTTTCTTAATTTTTCTCAGATCATGCTTCCGGATCCAGTTCCCTACAGTTGAAGTACTCACACCGAATCTTCTTGCTATGTCTTCGTCAATCATTCCTGCAAGTATGTATTTCTTCAGCAACTCTATATTACAGGCACTCCTTTTCCCGGGTCTGACTTGTATTCCATACAGTTTTAAGTGTCTGCTTACGGTCTGCTGGCTTATATATAACCGGTTTGCAATTTCCGTCTGCGTCAGTCCATCGGATACATACTTTGCAAGGAGTTCCCTGTCTAATTGCATTTTATCCATGATGATGCCTCTGTTCTTTCCTCATCTCATTTAGTCCTCCTTATATGGTTCTGGATATTCCATCCATGCAACTACCGTTCCGCCTAAAACTTCGTTATCCGTTCTCCAAATTCCATCAGTAGTATGTGCCTGCTCTACTAATACTGCTCCATCGTCAAATATAACTGTAGCAATCACATATTTAGATGTTTTTTCGAACATTCCTCTTTTCCAGTTATCTGTTCCTTTAAACTTTGCAAATATAGAATCGTATTCTTCCGGCAATCTCTCACTGACTGGAATCCAGTTTTTAGCTTTTAAACGCTCAATAACTTTCTTCTGTTCTTCTTCTGTCTCGCAATGTATTACAACGTCGTAGCTATCATCGTATGCACTAAATGCGCCGTCTTCATTCTGTACAAATGTCATTCCATCACTCATTCTTCCACCTCTTCATAAGTTTTTTTGAATATATCTGGCTTACACGGATAAAATTCGCCGTAAACACCGCGGATGATATAATCACCAATATTCGCCAGATGTTCGCCCTCAAGTGTCTTAATAACCAGTCCACCCGGAACCTTCCAATGGTCAATATAGAAATTCTTACCTTCTGCTGACATGTACTGGTCTGTACACTGATAGTCTGTCAGGAAATCGAACATTTCTCGATGATTTGTACCAGTCCACTGTACTGCATCAATTACAACTGGTTTCTTTCTGTACCTCATACTTACACCTCGCTATCCTCTGGCATCTGAAAGACCATTTTGTTCATAAGTACTTTTCCAATAGCTTCAGCCAGAAGTTCATTTTCTTTTCTGGCATTTTCATCGTATTCGTAAAACTTTTCGCCTTTTCCATGTTCTTCATATATATCTGTTTCAATCTTGGTTCTTTTTGGAGTGATTCTTGTAATCTTAACCGGAATAATTTTTCTATGTCGGAACGTCGATAGCCACCCGCAATTCACCGTTCTGGCAATTCCGACGGTATCTCCTACCTTTAAATCGTCTCTGCTGATTTCTTTTAACTTAATATTCATTTCTCATCCTACTTTCATTTATCCAAACGCTACCTGTCCGTTATTCTCCGGGATTCTTTAATACAATCCCTAACTCTTCTTTAATAGCGTCTACATAATCAATCCATTCTGCCAGACCATCATTGATATAATCAGCAGCCCGGTCAAGGCCATTTCTAAATCTCTGACAGCGCTTCTCGCCAAAACCGAAATCATCATGCAGAACGGCGATTGACAATATTACAAATGAATCCGCTATAACCTCTTTTATCTTTTCTGACGCTTTATCAAGGTCTTTTACTGCCAGAGAGGTATGTATCCCGGTCGCACCCCGGAACTTGCATTCCTGTTCGAGGGCTTCAATCCCGCCCTGTTTAACAATTCGTCTGGCAAGGTCAAGCCCGTCCTCCCTGCCCCGTTCATATTCACGCATTTTATTCATTGTGTTAGACCTCCACGCTTTTTTTTAGTATTCCCATCCAACAGCCCTCCTTATCTTCTGAGTCAGAATGTCAAACTGTAAGAATAATTCCCTGTCCTTACATTTCCTTGCTTTTATGTCACAGTCATAATCATTTATCTGATATTTCCCTTCTAACAGATCGCCATTATCCAGATATCTTTGAAAGACTCCTTTAGAAATCCCGAACCGTTCCAAAATCTCTATTCTGCTCATACTGTCGACGAATGTACCATCTGCTGCAACAATGTCATAAAGTTTCATCTTGTCTCCTTACTTATCTTTCTTATTCCGTACCCAACCGGAGTATATGCCCTGTCGGTACTGGGATGGTTCGTCTTGAGCAAACCATCATCAACCAGATTATTGATATGTTTCCAGACCGTAGCTCTCCCGGCATCCACCCTTTCAGAAATCTCTGTAATTGACGGTGCATATCCAACCAGTTTGATATAACTGATGATATACATATAAATTTCTTTTCTGAGAGCCTGTCCCTGCTCATATCTGTTCTTTGTGTTGTGCATTCTTTATCAATCCTCTCTGTTTAGAATCTAATAGCTTATTAAAAGCAACTAGACAATTCTTAATAAACTGTTTATCATTATTATCAGGGCACATTTCCACATACTCTCCAAGTTCTATCAGACGATCAGTGGCCTGCCTGGAATATTCGTCTGTAAGTTCAACTAAATAGAAATCTTTTATAGCTTTCCAGAATTCAGTCATGAATTTTTGAATATACGGAATATCCTTTGCTTCTACTTTTATTTTTACCGTCTCCTTTGAATATTGTATACAATATACTGTATACGCTCTATTTAATTTTATTTTATAAATATAATATATTTATATTATTTTAATATAAAGTAACCCACAGTAACCGAGATGTAACCGTACTAATTCGTGTAAACCATTGATTTTACAGGTAGGTAACCGAGTAACCGAGTAACCCTGACTTTCTCATATAGGGAAACTTTTATACTCAATATGCACATATAAATACTCATATATATATATGCAGAATCAAAGGTTACCTAGGTTACCCGGTTACCTTTTGGACGAATTGTTTATCAATCAAACACAATATCGTCCGTAATCTCAAAATTATCATTGCAATTCACGAATCCTTTTGGAATTTCGTCTACAATTTTCAAGAACACGCATTTAGTGACAATTCCATCCAGTTTCTTCGCCTTGGTCGGATAACCTCTGCTGTCGGTTTCCACAAGCCCCTTCTTAACAGCCCATGACAAGAATGCCTTTCTGGAGAATCTTCCAATTTTGCACAGATCATCAAACGCTGCGCTATAAATTATTGCGGTTGATGTCTTCTCTACCGGATCATTGTCAATAATTCCCCATCTTTCTGTTTTGATATCTGGGTTATCATCGAACTTAATTCCGTTCATAGCAATCTTGTCAACCACGAACCAGTAAGCGCGTTCATTTTCAGACACCATTTCTTTCTCTGTCAGGAGACTCTTTGCAGTTTCAATGTCAATGTACTGACCATCATGGAATAGCTGATCTGTTGCAATCTTATCTGCTGCCAGAATGATACTCATAGATATACTCTGCTTCTGCATCTTGTCATCGTCCTGTATAAGCCCCTGATAGTGCTTTTGCAGGGCTTTTATATCATCAATGGACATTTCCTTGACTGCGTTCACAAAGTCGATTCCTGCATATCCGTAGTTCTTTTTAAGAGTATCTGCGGTAAGCTGTGGATCATCAAATATCTTTTCAGAACACTCGACCTCAATAATTCGGTTAATTGCTCCGCCTTGGCTGACGTATCCAGCAAGCGGACGCTCACCATTGGTCAGAATGCAGTTCTGCCAGCGGTTCTCCCGGCTCACGCCCAGTTCTTTATTAGAACGGCTTTTTCCTTTTCCTGAGCACAAATCGTATACAATCCCTTCAAAGTTATCCCTGATCTTGGCAGATACCTTGGAAGTATCATCCAGAATTAATGGAAGATTGTTGAGCATATCAGACTTTGCTTCCAGAGCCACATCTGTTGTCTTGAAGTCTCCTATGTATCGTGATTCGCCTGGATTCGCCCAGACAGAAGCCCCTAACATAAGTGTTACGGTCTTGCCGCCCTCAGTTTCTCCCCATAGGTCCACAAAAAATGGAAGGGCACCAACAAGCTTAATCAGAATACTGGCGAAGCTTGCAGCTAACATGATTTTGGGCTCTATTCTTCCAGTAGCACGAACCTTCTTCACGTGTTCATACCATTCTGTTCTGCTGCCGCCTACACTGATACTTTCATACAGTTGTCGGAACCGCATATCTCCATCGAACACAATATCCTTGTCATATGGAAGAAAATAATCCCTGATCCACCCGATTTTGCTAGAGGAATACTGAATGTTGATATAATCGTCATTTGCATTCTCAACGTCTGACAGATACCGTACAAGAAACTTCGCATTCTCTGAAGTTACTGAAATCCCAAGTGCAGATAATCCAACGATTTTAGTAGATGATGCAACCATGGTTTTCGGCACAATAACCTCGGACCATTTATTATTCCTCTTATAGATTAACTTTATCTGTTCTTCTCCGGTCTCCAGATTCTTCATTCGTTCAATCGGAAGTATAGGATGATAACAGGCTATAATGTCCGGCGATCCTGGATTTGTATTTGATATTCTGATTCCATCATCATCCGCCACCCAGTTGAGACATTTCATTCTGTCATATTCACAATCAGAGAAATTAGTCCACTGGTCCAGCATAGACAACGTCCTATTGCTTTTCTCTTCCTTAATCATCTGCTTCTGTACTTTTGTGTAAGCTTTAAGCAAATCCTCAAATTTTTTCTTTACGCCAAGCTCCTTGGCTCTGTCCAGAAGAGTCAGCGTAAGACGTGCCTTGTATATCTCGTCTTCCTGACTGAATATCTTGTCAAACACTTCTTCGTCCAGAATAGAATCCTTCGTGAGCTTGTTTATCATTTCCACTTTTAATCACCTTCTTCCAGCCCTGTTATGAATCCATGGTGATATAGTTCAAGTTGTAACCTGTTCCACGCCTCACACCATCCGTCAGACAATGGTTTCACCCTGTCAAGGATAGCCCGGTAGAAATCTATATCAGACAAGCATTCTTGCAGCTCAACCTTTTTCTTCTGTTCTTCCTTCTGCCGCATTTCCATCTGCTTCTGATGGTGATATATTGCCATTCTGGAAGAGAAATTTGGCTTCTGGTAAGTTCCCCCAAGTACGGTAAAAGCTGTCTTAAAATCGCAATTATCCATGTTCTGGACGAATGTAAATATGTCACCTGTTGCACCACAACCGAAACAATAATAGCTGTCTTTGTAGATTTTCATGGATGCAGTACGGTCACCACTATGAAAAGGGCACTTTATAAATCCTGCTCTGTTTGGAACCATGCCATATCTGTTCAGAACGTCCCTCATGCTATTCTGCTGTTTAATTGTTTCTTTATCCATTTGACAGAATCTCCAAAATTCTTTTGCCGGTGTCTTTCTTGTCGCAAAACAGAAATTCAACACCATACTTGCGCTGCATCGTGCAAAGAATCTTATATAGGACATCTCCATGCATAACTTTCTGTTCCTGTTCTACCCAGATACCATTCTTTTTAACTCTTTTCTTTGCCCGGGAATTCTCCCACCAGAGAACATCATCCAGTTTTTCAATTCCTTTTCCGTGCTCACACAGGAACACAAGTTTTATTCCTGCTTCGTTTGCCCGGATGATCTCGGCACGAAATCTTTCATGCTGCTGGCACACATTGCCACATAATTCAGAGAGATTTTGCTTTCGGTCAACAACCAGTCGAGGGTTGTCATAATTCATGTAATCCCCAACATAGAGCTTCGACACAAACCATTTTTCTCCTGCTGCATCAAATGCTTTCTTAATGCCATCAATAACTTTTTGATGTTCTCTACTGTCAATTTGTATCATGCGAACGGCATCTCCTCGTCAATTCCATCTGGAATGCTCATAAATCCGTCTGGGTCTGTTTCTGGATGTGGCGTCTCTGACTTCTGCTGACTCTGATTAGAACCTTTGCTTTCACCAAACTCAATTTCTTCCACAACAATGTCCGTTGTGTACACCTTCTGTCCGTCACGATTGGTGTAACTGCCGGTCTGGATTCTTCCAGATAAGTCCGCTTTCATTCCTTTAGAAAAATATTTCTCGATAAATTCTGCCGACTTTCCGAAAGCGATACAATTCAGAAAATCTGCTTTCTGATCAGAACCCTCTTTCACGAATCTTCTGTTTACTGCAATAGAAAACCTTGCAATAGATGTTCCATCATTGGTGTACTTGATTTCTGGATCACGTGTAAATCTTCCTGTAAGAATTACTTTATTCATGCTGTTGCTCCTTTTTCTGTATGCTGTTTGTCATAGTCAATTAACATCTTCAGACATTTCTGACCCTTTTCCTTGGTAAGAGACTTAATATCGTTTACCTTAAAACGAGTTTTAATCTGTTCCAAAAGCTTAGCTTCCGGGTACTTGTCAATAATATTTTTAATTGACATAGTAGTCTCGGAACTAATCATCTCGGTTTCTTTTGCCGATTCTGCTTTCCTGCCGGACGTTTTTTCTTTCTCTCCTGTATTAGTGGAATCACTGTCTTTGTTATCATCAATGCAGAACAGTCCATTCAAAGCGTATTTTCTGGCATAAGATGAAGCTGCACCTGTCACCTGTGAAGAATCCATGCCTTTCTTAGACTCTTCTTCCCTTGCATAAGCAACGGTTGTAATCTCGCCGGTATCTTCGCAGTCGTTCAGATGAGCTTCTGCTCTGACATATATTCTGTCTCCGACAACTTCCATCCGATCTGTGACACTTAACACAGTCTTTGTTTCTGCCAGAAGTGGCTTTACAGCTTCCAGAATATCCTCACAGCTCCTGTATTTGTATTTCCCGAAGGAATTGTACTGCCTTTTAGGGGCTCTCAGTTTTGACTGAATAATCCCTAACTTCTCATATATATTCACTTCTATTCCTCCTTGTCATAAACCACATGTTTGCTGCCCTCAATAATCAGCAAGCTTGCAATATCTTTCATTGATAAGGTTGATTCGTTATAGATTTCGACCAGTGCGTTGTATGCGTCCGATGAAACCTTTACAACCTGATTGTCTTTTCCGGTTACCAGTTGTTTCTTTCTTGCCGGAATACGGATTTCAAATTCACTCACTGATACTTTCCTCCTTATATGATTTCTGAGCCGTTAAAAGCCCATTTAAAGCCTGTACGTAGCTCGCCAATGTTCTTGCCTTGTATGATTCTTCGATGGGGTTATCTGTCACAATAGAAAGCTGCCCATCTATCAAATTAAGAATTTCGTTAATCCTCTCCTGCATCTTTCTCCACCTCGCTAAAAAAACAGTAAACATTGTCAGAACCATCTCCCCTTGCAGGGCTAATACTGCCACCCGGAAGCAACCCACTGGCACTGTGATATTCAAGATGATTCAGATACATGTCCGGGTTCTCCCAGTCAATAATGTACTGCTTCCGCTTATTCAGCTCTGACAGAAGCCCATTTACTGTCGTTATCAGTTCCATTGTCGGCAGGAGCTTCAGCTCCATTTGATTCAGCATCTAACGGGCACCTCCCATCTATCAGAAGTTCCAACAAGAAAGCTTTGATTATTCTGAGGCTTTCACGACTTTCTTTCTCATAAAATGGGTTAAAAGATACGTTTTGGTACAAATCCCATTTAAATTTGTCTTTGAGAAGGAGAACATCTTCTTCCCTTTTAACCCCTCTTACTCCCAAACCGTAGCCCGAAAAATCAAAGGTGATATTTGCTGTCGGAACTTCGTTCACAACTCTTTTGCATAATCCATATATTTCATCAATCTCTTTCTCGAACATCTTCTTATCCTCCTTATTTTCTACTGCCAGTCTGCTTTCATCTGGCGTACTGCCCATGCTGCCGAGATACCGAAAAAAATATTCAACCAGATAGGTATATCCACATATTTCCCGGCAAGCATACAAACAGCAATTAGCATATATTCTTTCATTTTATTTCATTTCTCCTGCAATCCACGCAAGGTTGCTTGCCACCAGTGCGGCAACTGTCACAATCCATGCAGTGAACCATCTTTTTGACTTTTTCTTGCTTTCTTCGACAATTTCAGTCGCAAGTGCTACTTCAATGTCAGCCCATGTAAGCTGGCTTTCGTTTTTAATTTCACTCATATCTAGCTAATTTCTCCTTATTTTTTCTTATTTGTCTTTACAATTAGCAGATAGAGAACTATAATGTATCTATCCACTAAGGCATTTTAGTGGTGCAAAGCTCCGGGGTGGAGGTTTCGGCTCCCTCCGGGGCACTCACTTATTGAGAGCCTCTTTGCCTTTCCAGACATGACCAGTTACTTCATAAACCTTTCTGGGACTTATGATATATGTGATTCGGCCACCGGAAAGGCTTTTTGCTGGCTTGTTATTCTGCACAGCCACGCCAATCGGCAACCATCCATACACAATCCCTGCCCGGATTGCTGTAATAGGAAGTCCGATCAGTTGACTCGCGTCGGCTACGGTCAGGATTTCTGATGAGAATTCTGGCATCTGTGGAATGCCTGATATGATTCTCGCAACCTCTGCGGCGAACTGATGAATCTGTGCATTCTGCTCTACGTAATTATCAACTGCACTCATATAAACCTCTTTTCTAACTGATACTCATTTGAGCGTTACAGTCACGTATCATCATTACTGTATTGGTGCATGGATGCCAATTTCTGACATATTCCATAGATTCTTCAAATCTCAGCTTAGGAATGTTATTGCGGGCATTTACTGTGAAGTAAGTCTTTATATCCCTGTTGCATTCAGCAAATACTTTCTTGCCAATTTCCTTGTAAGCATTTGATTCTTTCCCACCAAGGTGAGCAATTACGACACTTGACACTAAGTCCCTAATAGCTTCCTGCTGTGCATAGTCAATAGTCATGGTGTTTTCAAGTCTGTTAAGCCGTTCTTCGTGATCTAAGAATCCTGTCGCAATAACCTGTATCTGTTCAACTGTCGTCAGTGGTTTCCGGTATGAACCTGTCTTTCGAATTGTTGGAAGAACCTCGCTTGTTACCCAGCGTTTGAATCTCTTAGCTGATTCAAGTTTGCTCCCGAAGATGAGAGAGTAGAGGCCGGATTCGTTGATAATCGTTACTTCGCGTCTCTGACCTGCGTACTCAATTTGGGTATTCAGCTTATCTTCTTCACTGACATGTTTAGGAACTGCATTCTTAGGATTTGCGTATCCTAATGATTTCGCTACATCAATTCCGACAAACCAAGGTTCATTATCAATAGTTATTGTTCGGATATCTCCGAATTCTTCTGAATTAAAAATCTGTAATTCGTTCATTTATACTCCTTTCTGCTCTGGAATTTTCGGTTCAAGAAACTTGTCAGTCCCAACAGATAACGCCCCGCAAATTAATTCGTATTCATCGAAATCTAATCTGCGATTTCCATTGAGAGAAAGATTGAGTTTCTGAACAGGAATGCCAGTTTTATTGGCGACAAATGTCTGTGTTATGCCGTTGTTCTCAAGGTATGATTTAATTTTTTTACCAACGCACATTTTCATTTCTCCTTTCTGTTTGAATTTCGTTCTCATCGAACAATTACAGTATAACTTCGAAATATCCGAATGTCAAGAAGAAATTTCGAGAAAATCGAAATTATTTTATTGACAGTTCGAAATTTATATATTATTATTAATCATGAAAGGAGGAACCGATAATGACATTTGGCGAGAAAATCAAGCAAGCCAGAACGGCAAAGAAGCTGACTCAGAAGCAACTTGCAGAAAAAATCAATGCAAAGCATAATTCAATTAGTGACTGGGAAAAAGATAAATGCAAGCCAGACATGGACACTATTGAACTTCTATGTGGCGTTCTGGAAGTAACACCGACATACCTCATGGGTTCTAAAAGCGATGACGATTATGCAATCATAATTGGAAATCTTATGTCAGAACCTGACATCTTAGATTTTATCGAGGAATACAAAGCACTCGATAAAGAAGATAAGAAAGCAATAAAACAAATAGTTTCATCGCTAAACAAAAAGAGCAAGGGTTAATCCCCTTGCTTCTTTGATTTTAGATATTTGATAAGAATTGTATAGACAAATTTTAACTTGCCCTCATTTTCAGTATTCTCTATCATCTCAATAATCTCTTTCTTATAATCCATAAATAACCCTCCCTGTACAACTACCGCCTACACTACAGTATATGTTCGGCTTGCGGGAAATAGAACCGAACATTAGTTCACTCTTGCTATTATACCACCTATTCCGACTCTTGGCAACTGCCGATGATATACATGAACTCTCACTATTTTATAGAAAAAAACATTTCTTTTTCATCTAAATCACTCTATTTCGTCTTAAATCTTTACAATATGCTCTTAAAATGATAAAATAAAAATACCACGAATAACCGTACTTTACATAATATTGCAAAATCAGCGGTACAAAACACATAATCCGCATAAAAAGTGCGAAGTGTGGCGAAAACATATCAGGAGGGTGTTTATCATGAATGAAAAGAAAAAATATTGTAAGCACTGCGGAGAACTTATTGACGACGACTGTGTAGTGTGTCCAAAGTGCGGAAAACAAGTAGAGCAGTTGGCTTCTAACAACAGAGACATCATCATTAATAATTCTGCATCTTCCTCTGCATCCTCAGCGGCGAGTTCAGGTACACCGTATATAAAACGGAAAATGCCATGGTATTTAAGTTGGTTTTGGATTTTAATATTGGGTGCTTGTTCTGGTGGAATTTATTGGATTGTAGGAATTGTAATGAGAGTAAATTGGAAATCACATAATTAAATAAAAAACCGCCCTGGCATTGGCGTACCGGGACGGCATTTATACATCTCCGAAGAAATGTAATATTCTGGCAAACATATTGTATCATCTTCGGAGCAGTCGAACAAGACAGAAAATTTGTTCGACTGTTATTTTTATACCTAAAAACAGCTACATAAAGAAAAGAGGAATAAAAATGGCGAAGAAAAGAAAGAAATATCCAAAACTGCCGAATAACTTTGGCTCTATCCGATACCTTGGCAAGAACCGGAGAAACTGCTTCGCAGTGCATCCACCGGCTACACCGGATGATACTGGCAAACTAAAACGTCCGCCGGCAATCTGCTACGTAGATGACTGGATAAAAGGCTTCACCGTCCTGACAGCATACAAAGCCGGCACGTATCAACCCGGCATGGAGCGAACACTCGAGGTGTCTCCTACAATGGACATAGATGCCCTTGTGAACCGCTTAATTGCCGACTACAATACAATCAAGAGCGTAGAGGATAAGCACCCGGAAATCAAGAAATTGACGTTCTCAGATGTATATAAGCAATTTTATGCGTGGAAGTTCCCAGAGGGGACGAAGCTGTCATACAGTTCAAAGGAAGCATATCGGACAGCTTATACAAACTGTACTGTTCTGCACAATCGCATATTCGAAGATTTAAAGGCTCCTGACATGCAAAAGGTTATTGATGATTGTAAGCTGAAAAAGCAAAGCCAGATGGCTATTTTGACTCTGTTCAAGCAGATGTACAAATATGCAGTTTACTCAGAAATTGTAACGGAAAATAAGGCATTATATGTCCATGTCAACGCTGATAACGACACCGAACATGGAACGCCATTTTCTGATCAGGAGATGCAGGTGTTGTGGAATAATACCGACGATCCAGAAGTGCAGCTCATTCTTATTATGTGTTACTCTGGTTGGCGAATCGGGGAAGTGTTAAAACTCACAACCAACCTGGAAGAGAAATACTTCCAAGGTGGAATCAAAACAAAAGCCGGTAAAAACAGAATTGTTCCGATACATCCTGCCATATACCATTTTGCTGAACAGAAAGTGCTGGCACAAGATGGAAAACTATGTGTATATACTCAGCAACACCATAGAAAAGCGTTGTTCTATCCTACACTGGAACGTTTGGGAATAGTCGGAAATCCGAAACACACGCCGCACGATTGTCGACATACCTTTTCTGCGCTGTGTGAAAAATACGGTGTCCGGGAGAATGACCGAAAGCGAATGCTCGGCCACTCTTTTGGTGGAGATGTTACAAACGCTGTGTACGGCCACAGAACACTGGAAGAACTCCGGACAGAAATAGAAAAGATAAAAGTTCCATTTGTGACTAACTGTGACTAACGGAACCCATTTTAATCTTTCTAAAACAACCGAAATATCATTATCGAAATGCCGGAAACCCTATTAAAATCAACGTTTTCAGCGATTTTGCAAGGATTTCCTTCATTTCATTTTCATTATTCTAATTTTATTGATTGTGACTAACAAATAGAATTTAGAAAATTGCGCAAATGCCTGTAAATACAGTGTTTTTGGCACTATTATATTAGGAAACAATATTTTTATTTGTGACTAACGTGTGACTAACGATAACAGTCTAAAACTTCCGAAATGATACAAAATATGTTTATAAATAAAGTTCCCGGGGAATTAACCCCGGGATGTTTTTATATGGCAATCAAATCTTTCCATGTGACGGGTCCACAGACTCCGTCCACTTCCAGAACATCTTTCCTAGATTCTTGATAAGCTTTCAGAGCGTAAATCGTGTTTGCATCTGCTGTCCATGTAAGTTTCAGGGCTTTGCCGTTTTTGCCTTTAAAGCCTCTGGCTCTTAATATTTCCTGTAAGAGAAGCACAGATGTATTTTTGTCTCCTGCTTTTACTGTTTCTGGATTAAACATATATTTCTCTCCTGCTTGTGCGGTATTAGGCAATGCATTTTCAGATTTTGCGGGTACAGATGCAATACTATAATCTGGTGTACAGAACTTAGTTCCGGGCATCTGGCTGTTAAGATAACTCTTTGCGCAGACACCGCCGCCATTTGCAATAATTCCAGATGCGCCAGAAGTATTTCCCTCGATGGTATAGAACCTGTCTCCGATTACAGCCGTTACGATGCCGGTATGGGTGAAAGTTCCATTATGATAAAAAATTACAATATCACCGATCTTTGGATTAGCGTTCCTTGTAAACAGATTACCAAGTGTTGGGCAGTAAACATAGGGCCAGTGCTTCAACAGTTTTTTTGCTTTTTCCTGTCCGAATGCTTCCATAAAACACCAACTCACGAATGCTGCGCACCAAGGCTGTCCTTGATATGATGGCTTAATGTCTCGCCAGTACTTCGTATAGTTGTTTGAACCGGCGTTTGCAGTCTTACTGTCGAGCTGACTATTGCTCTTCTTTTCAAGGTATCCAATCTCATTTTTTGCAATGAGAATCACTTTTTCAATAGCTTTATCCATTGCAGAAACCTCCTCTTTGTAATCCTTATAGAATACATCCATGTCAACGTTACCACTAATGCCGGATACTTTTCCTCTACTGGAATACTGCCAGCCTACACCAACAGATGGACGCAATCTTTCCTGTACAGAGCCATTATCACTAGCCGGATAACGAGCAATCCAGCAATCGTACTTTTTCAGGGTGTCTGACAGAACGTTATTGTACCAATCAAGATTGCAGTAGATACCGACCTTATAACCGGCTTTTTTGATTCTGGTCAGAAATGCTACTGCAATATTCTCAATCGCCTGTTTTCCAAGGTTTCTCTGCTGACTCCATTCAAGGTCGTAGAAGATTGGAAAGTCCATTCCGCGTCCGCCAAGAACAGAAATTACGCTCTCAGCTTCATCAATTGCCTGTGCCGGTGTCAGAGCGTAACTGTATTTATATCCGCCGACAAGGATTCCATTTGACTTGCATCCTTTGTAGTTATGCTCAAAAGAGGAATCAGTTCCAGATTTTTGATGGATTCTCAATATTGCAAACTTAATTTCAGAATTCGATACTTTCGCCCAGTCTGGCTTACTCTGATAAGATGATACGTCAATTCCTTTAATTTCCATATTTTCTCCCTTGCACGTATTTTATTTCACTATCCCTGGTTTTGATTCTGTTACTGTCCCGTCCTCATTCAGTACATAGCCATCCTTTTGAAGCCTTTCAATTACCTTCTTATTCCACAACTCGGGAACATCTGTCCATTTTTTCAATTCATTAATAACTCTTTCTTCGTAAAATTTAACCATTATTCTCACCTCTGATTGTTGCAACTAAAGTAGCCAGTTCATCAAGTGCCGAATCATGCGTTGATACAAGTTCAGCTAGACCGTCAATACCATCACCATTAATCAGAATTTTACGATTAGATTCCGCATTAAGCATTTGCATCACCAAGTCAAGTTTTTCAGACATTTCATTCAGTCTGTTTGAAACTCTATTAATTGCTTTATAAATATTTGCAATTTCCTTTTTATCCATATGCACCTCCTGTTCTTAGCCATTCAGCTATAAATAATTCATTAATTTACTAGGATTTTAGAAACATAAGCAAAGGGTGAGGCTCCTTTCTTGACTGGCATCGGCGATGTTCGTATCCCCTGCCGCATTCACAACACAGAAGGACTCATTGGCACTGCGGCAAGGCGAACGCTCCCACCAAATCCCAGACACATAAGAATTGTTAGTTCGTGGGCTTTTATACCTGTTTGCGGTCGCATTCTTAAAGTATTGATACTGTGTTCCTTCACCTCCAAAAGAATATGAAATGTTACCAAAAATTTCGATTTCAGATAGTAAGAACGCATAATCGTTTGAAGTCTTGATTGTACTACTCTGACCTCCCACAGATGTCAGCTTTTTAACCTGTTTCATCATGCTTTGGACATAAGCAGGTAAACATTTCTTGTACACATTATTACACCATGTACGTCTTTCACAACCTTCCCAACCGCCGCTATTCATATCTGAGCTATTCATATAACCACATTCATGAGATGCATCGAGAGAATTGTTATATTCTGTCGTAGTGTCTAAATACAGCAGGCGTTCCGTCTGAATTGTAATAGCGGCTTTGGCCTTGCCATTGATAGCAGTTACCAAGTCGTCATGTTCAATTCCGATGATCACATAAGCATAATCATTTGCTTTGTGTGACTCACTCACGCCTGTTGCATCCATAGCATTGTGATGGATGGTTCTCTTGTCGCCAACCGCCCAATATTCGCCAATATTGATTTTACCTGCGTAGTGCGCTTTAATCATCCTTGCTATTTCAGCATCCGTTCCGTCAGCGAATGTGACAATCTTCAATTCCCCTGGTTCACCGAGAAGTCTGTTTCCTGTATCGTAGTTGTATACGCCATCAGTGTTGTATGGGAACAGCACGAAGTAATATTGTTTGTCGCTTGTTAACCCTGTGACTGTATAGCCTGTGGTTTTGTATTTATCTCGAACCGTATTATCAACCACAAGCGTTCCGTCATCTGGATTTGCAGGATAGCCCGTTTCTTTCATTACAAGTTTTGTGCCAGCCCATGTAGAAAATGTTGAGCCACTGATTACCGTGTTTTCAGGGTCTTGCCATTTAATTGTGACAGATGTGTTTGCATTTTCAATTGTTGGGTTGTTTACGGGTTTAGGGGTAACGGTCACGCCTCCGCCTTTTGCGTGGAGTGTTCCGTCTTCGTCTATGAATGTTGTCTTACCGTCGGGCTTAACCTTGCCAAGAGTTTCAGTTGTAGCAATCGGGACAGTCGCATCACTTCCCCTGTCTCCTTTTGGCCCTTTTATGTTGACTGTTTCGGGATTGGTGATTCCATCTGTGTTGCTCCAGCTTATATTTCCATCGGTGTCCACACTTGGGACGAATGTAGTGCCCTTGTCTCCTTTAGGCCCGGCATCCCCAGCCTCTCCCTTTTCTCCTCGCGGCCCAGTATCTCCTTTTGCGCCCGTATCGCCTTGCGGTCCGGTAATATTTACTGTCTGGGGGTTTTCAAGTCCTCCGTCATTACTCCAGCTTATGTTTCCTTCGCTGTCTACAACAGGAGTGAATGTGATTCCTCGCGCACCAGTATCTCCTTGCTCACCTTTTGGACCAACTGGACCTTGTTCACCTTGCGGCCCAGTATCGCCTTTTAGGCCCTGTACTCCCTGCTCTCCTTTTTCTCCGGGGTCTCCTTTTACACCCTGTGGCCCTGGGTCACCCTTTGGACCTTGCGGACCAACTGGCCCCTGCGGCCCCTGAATCTTGCCAGCATTGTTCCAATTCGCGCCGTCGAAAACCCACATTTCTCCGTCTATTAAATATGCATCGTTCTTCTCTGCACTCAGGGGGAGGTCTGCCTCAGATTCTTTTGTGCCAAGGACATTAAGAGACGTTCCGTCGTTTCCTTGTTCGCCCTTTTCTCCTCGCGGGCCTTGCGGACCAACTGGTCCCTGCGGACCAACGTCTCCTTTTTCACCTTTTGGGCCTTGCACTCCTTGAGGCCCCATAATATTCCCAACATTTTCACTATCACCATCTGAAAATGTTATTGTCAAATTTCCATCTGTGTCGATACTGACCGCTGTGATAGAGATACCCCTTAGTGATTCTTTCTGCTCGGGTGTCAGCGATTCAAATGCTACGGTGCCATCCGCACCCTTTTCTCCCGGATCACCTTTATCTCCTTTTTCACCCCTTGGACCCTGCGGGCCAGCAGGACCCTCTGCGCCTTTCTCTCCTTTATCTCCTTTTTCGCCTTTTGGACCCTGCGGGCCAACAAATTCTCCGGCATTGACCATCTCTGAAATATCCTCAATGGAACACAATCGTCTTACATCATTAGCCGCAAATGCAATGTATAAGGCTTTGCCAGATGGAACAGAAGGGTCATTGCCAAGAATCGCAACGGGCTCTCCAGGACGAATTTTCGATGTATCAAAATCAGCGTACATACCGCGCCGGAATTGTATTGTATATGTATTGGCCATATTAGACTTACCTCCTTATGAAAGGAAATTATTTTTTATGTAATCCTTTACGGAATCAAGATTTTTTTGCACATTGTCATCCATTACAAGGAAATTGCCCTTATTGTTCTGGCTAATGATACTTCCTGTGTTTTCGTCTACTTCTGAATAGGTATAAGCAATACGACTTCCCTCTCCTGTGCTAAGATTCATAAAACTTGTAAGAATTTTTTTCATGCTATTTTCTCCATTTCGTCAATAATGTTTTCCCTGTCATTAAGAAGTTCCTTTTCGTAATCTGGTTCTGAGACTTCAAGGCTTTCGCTGTAGTCTGGTTCCGGCATGTCTGTGTCTATTGCCCTGTCGTAAGCTGCTTCACTCGCATCGGCAAAACGCATGTGTTCATAGTCAGCCTGCCGTGCTTTAATTTCGAATGCAAATTTAAGTCCCGGAGTACCTTTAACAATGAAATATGTCTGTTCCTTTTTATCTACCCAACAATCGCCATCTCCTTCCTTTTGCAAGAAAACATAATATTCAATCCCTACATTGGTAGATTCTTGAAAAATGTCGTCTATGTCTATCAGGCATGTGCCATCTTCCGATATGGATGCTTCTCCAATATCTCCGAATATGGGCGAAGCCATTTCATAACAGTAAAATGCCTGTGTGCCATAGTCCTTTGTTGGAAGAATCCTTTTCTTTGTTCCACGCACACTCAAATCTGCAAGATCAGTGCCCGTTCCGACGCTATAGAAATGCCCACTGGCTTCTACGTGTGTGCCCGCTTTAACTTTTTTTGATGCTGAAACGCTGTCCGCCGAAACACTGGTATTAACCGTGACTGAGCTTGCGTGTACGGTTCCTGTATAAAGATTGATTCCTCTAATACGCGTTCCATACAATGTCCCGTACCCCGGTACATATATTCCTGTATTCGTCTCTGAATAGATCTCTCCAGTTGAAGCATCTAGTATTACTTCTCCATACGTGCCACTTGCTGAAAGCTTTTTAATTCCAACTTTCCATCCTGCTAATTCACCTGTGTTAATATAATCGGCATTCATGTACACATTGCCATTTGATAGATACAGACCTTTATTGCTGCTGTTATCGCTTAGCACATTAATAATCTCTTGTTTAGACATTTTTCCTATGTCGAGGTTGCTAAGTGCATTGTCTGTATAGCGATTCGCATTCGATAATGCTGTCGAAGCTTTATTTTCAGCAACACTATATATTGTGTCGCCGTTTGCTAACACGAATGTATTAGGTCTGAGCGTAACATTTCCGTAGTTATCAATCGCAAATGTTGATACTCCAGAACTGTTTGTAACGTTGATGTTCTTCAGATTAATCAAATCAGCTGAAATCTGTCCGGATTTAATATAGGAAGCATTTATATACAGATGTCCGTTCTGCATATAAATTCCCTCTTGCTTACCGCTATCCGTTAAAGCGTTAAAAACTCTTTCAAAATTGACAATTTTTTCAGCATCCAGTTCCCGCCAAGCGCCATCAGTCCCAGAAAACATATATACCTGGCTTGTAGAGAAGTTCATGAAAATCGAGCCGTCATGCTTTTTATATTCTTCACTTTTCCACTCAGATGCCGGATAGTTCTGCAATGTTGGTGTATACGTGCCATAATAGTTCGGGATAGTCACATTGCTTTGAACTGTCTCATCCACAACATCCTTGGCAATTTGTTCAATAGTTCTGCTTTTCAGGGTAAAGTTTTCAACTTCTAACGTAACAGCACCTGTGTCGGCATCTATTCTTAATGTCGTATTCCCGTTATTATCTTTCGCTGTGAATCCTCTTGTGTTAATCCATTCTGATTGAATACCGATGGCATAGAGAATATTCAGAACGGCATCTCCATTACTATCAAAGCCGGCTTTCCATGTCTGACCGCCGTCTACTGACAAGAAGAATCCATCAGCACTTGTCTTATAAATTACTTTAGAATCAGCAAGTGTAGGCTTATCATGCCGGTACGTAATTACGGAACCATCTTCTTGTGCTTCCTCTGTATAGAAGAAACCCAGCGTGTTTGCTGCAAGCTCATTCATTTGCTTGAGCTTTACGTCGTAGGCAGATAGTTTCTTCTCTATATCTTTTTTTGACTGTTCTACCGCCGCTTGCTGACCACCAACAAACTCACTTACATCTTCTTCGGCGCTCTTTGCACTACAGCTCCATGATGTTGAGCCACCGAACACAAATTCTACATTAGTTGCAAATGATCTAAAGACACGATTCTTTGTATCAATAAATTCAACTGGATCGCCAAAAGTGGCGTATCCGTTGGCAATTCCATCACATGAGAAAGGACGCATTCGCAAACCGATTAATTGATTTCCAATAGCTTCGACTCCTGCCTGTGCATTTCCTGACAATAACTGATTATCAATAGTGATTACATAGCCGTCCTGACCCGACATATATTCGGTCTCATCTTCTACGTATTTGACGCCTGTTACAATAACATCGTCTACGTCATATTGTAGATTCTGGATTGAAAATAACGCGTGATAATCATCATTACTTAACGTACCGCCATCAATTACAGTCCCTGTTGTCCATGGATTAAGTGTGCCACCATCCAGGTTATCGCCACCTGTCCAATTTTTTACTGTTCCACCATCGTAAATAGTCGTATTGGTAAATGCCTTATCAAACGTAATAATCCTGAGTAAGTCATTTTCGTCGATTCTTGCATTTCCACCGGCTATCCCGGCACACATTCCGATTACTGTACGATATGTCGTATTAGATGGCACTTTCTGAATCTGAAAATCCGCATTTGGAAACACTGCATCTCCAAGAGTGATTTCGCATTGCCGACAGCATTCTGAGAGCAGTTCCTTGACTGTACAAGGAAAAGACAGATTAGAATCATATGTCTTATCAGCGTTATGCATTTTATCTAAGAGAGAAAGACTTATTTCGCTTGCTGTTGCAGGCTTTTTCGATACAATATAAGTACCTCTTTTTATAGTTTCTATCCTGTCAGATAGCTGCACATTGAGAAAGATAACAAACCTTGCAGCATTAAAATTATATCCGTCAAAGCGTCCGTCATCATTTACCAATGATAAGCTTGCCGTTTTTTCTATTGCTACACACACCGGGAAGTCCCCAGAGTCCGCTGAATCTACAAGACTATTTCCAGACAGATAAAAGTCTTTTTTGCCTAATTTGAGCGTAGTGCCGTCTGACAATGTAACGTTTGCTGTCACGTAATAATTTCTGTTTGTAAGAGATTCTTTTTTTAACTGAGTAGATACATTTATCAAATCGGCTCAATCCTCCTCACATTAATAGACAAATCCGTCCATTTTTCTTCCCCGTCTTTCAGAGTTTGCGCAGCCATGTTGAAATTTGATGCGTAGAATGTTCTGTCTATCCATCTTCCCGGAACAGTTGGGTCTTTGTGGTGGAACGTGAATTGGCTTTTGTTAAGTACAGTATTTAGTATGGTTGCTATTTCAGCCCACGTAAGCTCGCCCCATTGCATGTCATACCCACCAATTGTTCCCATTGGTGTATTGTGCATAATCAAATCCTGACTTCTTTTAGAATCTTCCGTAGAAGTGGTTGCGAACACCGGTTTGTAACTGTCCGGTGCTCTTATAACAACGTTGTCTATTTTGAATTGTTCCTGCGCCATATTCTTCTCCTTATGCTAACTCAAATGGGTTCTTCCCGTTCCGGTTTCTTCTCATTTCAGCTTCACTAATAATAATATCTAACAGTTTTCTGCCAGATGCATTAACTGTAACATTGTAGGTATTTCCGTCTCCCTGTCCTTTTCCTGATTCTTCCCGGACGATCTGACGCAACAGGCTTTCCGGTGCTTCCAGGTTATTTCCTTTTTTTTGATCGCCTAATACCGCAAGGAATTCTGACCTTGGTGGAATAACTGCGCCACTGGCCAGATATGGGATAGTTCCGATACGTGGAAATGTCGCATGAAATCCAATAGTCTTTGAGCCAAACGGTGTTGGAACAGTCCAAGGCCCAAAGGAAAATGCAGATTCAATTCCACCAATTGCATTATTAATCATCCCAACTGCATTATTAACAATGCTGATTGCCTGATTAATCGGAGCTTTGATGAAATTCACGATACCTTCAAATGCAGATTTGACTGCATCTCTGGCGGCATTAAACTTATTAGTGATAGCATTTTTTATTGCTTCTACTTTATCGGAAACAAATGTAGTTACGCTTTCCCATACTTGGGATGTTTTGTTTTTTACACTATCCCACACACCTGTAACTTTATTTTTGATTGCGTTAAATACTGTATTCGCGGTGGCTTTAAGAGCACTCCATAAATTAGAAAGCGTTTTTTTAATGGCATTCCAGACTGTTGAAGTCGCTGTCTTGATTGCGTTCCAGGCAGTACTAATGACGGTTTTTATTATTTTAAGTGCGCCTTTCGTCGCGGTTTTAATTACGTCCCATGCACCAGTTATAATATCCTTGATAAGACTCCATACCCCATTCGCAATCTCTTTTATTCCCTGCCAAGCCAGTTCCCAGTCTCCTGTGAAAACGCCGACAAGAAAATCAATGATTCCGCTCAGAGTGTCTGCTACATCACCAATAATTTTAATTAATGATTTTATGACTTTGATTGCCACAGTGCCTACAACGTCAATTATCTTTGCCACAACCGGAAGCAAATTTGCGATTATCCAGTTGATTAAAGGTACTAATACCGATTCCCACAGAAGCTTCAGAGAATCAATGAGTTTCCCGAGGAATGTTTCTATCTTTAAAATCGCGTCCCCTAATGGTCCCTCTAACAACCCTTTAATTTGCTCTGCTAGTCCTTGTAACACCGGAAGAATGTATGTGTTATATCCAGTTATTAGAGTTTCAAGTATACTTGATAATCCATCTGCTATAGAATCAAAGAACGGTTTTACATGTTCATCGTATAACCTCGATATTGCGTCACTAAGGTTTTGAACAACTGTTAAGACCCCACTTGTTACGGTTTCTATTACTCCGAGGCTACCCTCGATTGCTGACTTTAAAATGTCCTTGTTGTCGATAAAAGGCTGTGCAATCATGTTAAGGATATCTCTGCCAAGTTTTGCAGCCGTTTCCGTGACGGTCATTCCAATTTCAGCAAAAATCCCAATTAAATCTGCTGTGATCTGCTGCGCGGTTTCTCCACCAAAAACTGAGAAAACATCTGCGAAAGCAACTGCAAGATTTCCTGCGATTTGTGAAATTTCAGCACCGATGTTGAACATATCTATCAGATATTTCTTTATTCTTTGTGTGTTCTGCTTTAAAAACTTTTCAATTCCGCCTATAATGTTTTGCGCAATTGTCAATCCGATTCTGGCAAATGAGCCAGCAACTTGTCCAATTGCATATGCAAATGAATCTAAGAACTTATTTGCCGCCTTAACAACTTCTGGATCAGTGAAGATATCCTTTAAAGATTTCCATATGGAATCAAGATCCTTTTTTATTCCGTCAAAAATCGGCTCGTAATCTCCTAATCCATCCCAGAATCCTTTTGCAATTAACTTAGCCAGCTGTTTAAATCTGTCGATTATCTTTTTTAGCGGTTTTGACATTTTATCAAGAACTGTCTCACCCTCTGCCACTTTTCCGTAATCAACATTTTGTACAGCATCTTTCATCTGATCTGCAAGTCCGCCGGTTGTGCCCGGTACTTTTGATGATGAATCCGTACTTTTATCTGTTGAGTAATTATTTATTTCGTCGAGAGGACTAAGATATCCTTTTGCCGCCTTAGTAGCTTTCTTGGTTGCGTCCGCTGTATCATTTGTTGCATCTGCCAGCTTTTCGGCATTGTCGGCAGCATTTCCATATTGGTCTGCCGTATCAGCCATTGCATCTGTCCCGGCAAGACCTGCGCCACTCGCGCCTGTCTGGCCAGATGATTTCTTTCCGGTGATTAACTCCGTAAATGACTTGAAGGCATTTGCCAGAGTTGCTAACTTACCGAGCAAGATATTAATAACTTTCAGAACAGGAGTGAAGAGATTGATTAATCCCTGTCCAACTGTCGCCTTGAGAGATTGCAGCTGTAACTGCATTACTCTTACCTGGTTCGCCCAGCTGTCTGAAGTACGGATGAAGTCTCCAGATGCGGCAGACAACTGTTTCTGTACAAAAGCCAGACGAAGAGCCACTTTCTCCTGCTCGGTCATAGCAGATGTGGTTTTCCCGTATCCATTAGCCAATGCATATTCATCAAGTGCATTTTGAGTCATTACAACCCCAATATCTTTTAATGTTTCTGTTTCACCAGAAAATACAGACTTTAACTTGATATATGCTAAATCCTGACTAATATTGTAAAAAGAAGCTACATCTCCTGCTAACTGGGTAAGCTGTGTTGACATATCGTAGGCCTGTGATTCCGTAAAATTAAACTGTTTTGCCATTGATCCAAATAAGCCTACATATTTTTTTGCCATTGTTTCTGACAAGCCTGCTGTCTTTACTGCTTTTTTTGAAAACTCGTTAACTTTTTCAGTCATATTTGGAAAAACTACATTCACAACACTTTGAACTTCGTTTAAATCTGAACCAAGTTTTGTACACTCTTTTCCAAACTGCGCCAGTTTTCCAATTGCGAATACTCCGCCAATTAGTACGCCTAATTTCTTTACTACGCTACCAAGCCCATTGAATGATTGCCTAATTGCTGATACGCCGTTTTGCACGCCTGATGTGTCCATTCTGGTATCAATAATGACTGAGCCATCAGCAGCCATGTGTCCACCTCCTAACTATTTGAGGTTCAACATCTCATTCAGCTTATCTTTATAAGCTTGCTCCTCGTCGCTGAGACGTGTTTTTATGTCAATAATATTCTTATTTTCCTGATAGAATTTCTTTTCCCATTTATCGAGCTTTTCACCCTTCGCCTTTTTAGAGCGGATTCCAACAACTGTATTGAACAGGCACTCGCCGGATTCCATGAAGTACCCGAAGAACGTCCACCAGTGCATATACGGTACCGACCTGATTTCTTTACCGGCAACTTTGTTTACAGCCGGAACGATCATATCTCCATCCTGTTCCCAGTCCATCAAACGGGGTTTGGATTTGTTCGGGCTATCATCGAATTGACCACAATCAATAAACTCGCAAGCTTTCTGACAAGCTTCTGTAAGATGTTCCAGGGGTATGCTTTGCCAGTCCTCAAACAAAATCTGTAACATAACAACAGCTTTCGCCTGTTCGTCCAATTCTGGGTCATTCATGGCGACCAGAATATCAATAATTACTCGAAAATCCGTTCTGATAGAAAAATCCACCCCACTGATATTTAGTGAGGCGGGTAACTCATAGGCGGTCATTTTGTATACTTCTCCGTGTACTTATTGACTACTTCCTGCATTTTTTTCTTTCTCTTTTCAATTTCCGGAGTAAGCGCTTCATTAATTTTGTCCAGAACGATATAGGCAAAAACCTGACCATTTCCAAAAACAGTTGTTGCGGTAATTGGTTCTTTGAATAAATCCTTAGATGCTTCGTATCCGAGCATATAATTGATTCTATCCTCAATCTGCTTATTGATCTCCGCCATCTCTTTGCTGGAAGAAACATTCTTAACAGATTCCTGAGCCTGTTCAAAGAAAGTTTCCAATTCTTCCGCTCTTGCTGCAACGTTAATGTCAGTAGGGTTCAGCTTAAATGAAGAGAACACTTCACCCTGTTTGTTTGTGAATGTGAAAAGAAGAAATCCATCATCAATGTTTGTGTTAATTGTTTTTGCCATTTTCTATACCCTCCTAAAAATTATTCGCTGTCAGCTGTAAATGTTCCTGAAGTAATGTCAAATTTTCCTTTGACACGTTCTCCAACGTAGTTCACTGTAAACGGAATCTGATATCCAGATGTATCACCGCCGTAGGATGTCGGCACAACATGGCAATCCTGCTTGTATGCTTCGTATTTACCGGCTGTTGCTTCTTTCCAGAGGTGCACTTCAACTGCACTTGTTTTCAAATTATCGTCTTTAAGACGTTCATCAACGATCTGCTGAAGCTTTTCGAACAGATCTGATGTAGTATCTGCATAGAACGGATCAGCGTCAGAAGAAGCTTCGTAGCCATTGTGTTTAAATGTGGATTCTCCAAGAATGTTTTTAGATGTTTCAGTGTCTGGATTGAGTTCTACATTGTACTCTTCCAGGTCTTTTCCAAGACGCTCATATTTCGGCGTCAGTCCTCCGCAGAGGGAGCCTGCGTCGATATAATGAGCCATATATTTACGGTCAATTTTTCCTGTAACTGGCATAGAAATGTCCTTTCTGCCTATAACTTTAAAAGGCTGTGTAGGTTAGCGACTATCTCCAATTGATAGCCGGTTGTTACTTGTTATATTGCTTCGTAAGTATTTTCGTAGCGCACCGACAATGGTAACAACCAGTCCTGTACGCCGCTCTCCTGCGGTTCTAAACCATAGGAGTTGTCACGTGTGATACGTTTTATCACTCGCCCCTGTGAAAGCTCTGGAAACACATTTAAACGCGTCTCAGAGCCATTTATAATAACTGGTTCCCGGCATATCCATTTACCGAGATTGTCAAGGAACTTCTGAACAGATAGTTTCTGCCTTTCTTTGTCAGATGCTGTACGATATACCACGTAAAATGGGTACTGACATACCTGATGCATCGTTCCGCAAACGTCTTCTTTCTCTGAATAGATCAACGCCCCGTTGTCTGCCGAGAACGCAATTCCTGATTCTTTGCCGAGTTCTTCAAACTTGATTGTTTCATTTTCGTATAACCCTGGATACTGGTTTAGAAGTGCTTTCATGGCATCTGTCAGAATCTCATATCCAGTTGCATCTTTTCCGATAGGTTTATCCGCCATGTCTGCCACCTCCTGCCTGTGCTTTTACTTTACGAATCCATGTGTCGCCGTATTGTCGTTTAGCGGCATCGAACCACTTTGCTTGTGCCTGTGGGTGAATTTGTTTGGTGTATTCAAGATTTTCCTTTGCGGCTGTCTGACCAGAAAACTGACTAACAAGAACTTTCTTTGCTCCACGTCTTGCGTAGGGACTTCCAGTTGCTTCATCAACCATTCCTTTCCCCTCGTACAGAAAACGCCCATAAGGAGCCGCCGCCGCGCATACTTTCCCAGTTCCTTGCAAAGATGTACTCTCAATTCTTGTCCGATTGATAAAATTTCCGGTAATCATTGGCATAAATGGAACCATGCTGTCCATAACCATTCCGTCAAGGAGATACTGGGCTTCTTGATACTGTCTGGAAAACCTGTCCATATTCAGCTTGATTTTCATATCTCCATCGACTATGGAGAATCCTTTGAAATGATGAATCTTACTCATATTACTTACCCAGAATCTCAAAATGTGGAATCAGCGTATACGGACCGCCTACACTGGTAATCTTAAACACGTTGTCCTTGTTCTCATTCATGTACTGGTAGAATCCGTTTCGGTAATCACTGTCAATTACCGTTCCGCCAGTCCACTCACCCTCCCAGAAGAATGATTCATCCGAGAATGTAATAGTGTCCTCCAGAGCGTTGTTAATCTGCCTTTTCCACTCTTTAGGCGGCACCCATGGAAGAATCTTGCCGTCTTTGTCAGTAATGGTTATATCGCCGTTCTGGACGGTATATCGGATGTGTAACTGTGCGTTGTCAGTTGCGTCTGGCCCGTACTTTTTAAGGATTGCTCCTTTGTCCGTAATCAGGTCAACGCCAGATAAAACATGAGGATACCAGTACGCATCTCCTGTCGTGGCTGATTCATAATAATCAAAAATCGTCACAGTTTTGCTATACATGATACCCTCTCCTTAATCATTCTTTCTGTACTGTCTGCTTAATAACCTGATTTACTCCGGTTGCTGACAATCCGTTAAACATACCAACCGCAACTGCCGTTATATAGTCCGTTGCCGGGAAATCCGGGATAACTCCCATCCCGACTGCTCCGAGAATCCCACCAATAACCGCCATAATCACCGGGATCCATTCATCAGAGACTCTTTTTGATGCTTTACATCCCATTCCCACGATGTAGCAAATCATAACGATTGCTATACATGAGCCTAATGTTGAAATGTCCATTATTCAGATACCTCCTTAAATTCTTCTTCAAATTCATCCTTTATCATTGTATCGAAATATCCTTCTTCATCACGCAAGACGTAGTCTCCAGGCTCTATGAGTACCGAATCAACCATTTCGCCATTTCTAAACGGAGCAGGATATGTAGAAATCTCAATGTGAGGTGGGTTAAGATTGTTATTAATTTTTACTGAATTGCCAACAAACTTTTCAATTTGAGCTATGCTTTCTGGAGTGGTAAAACATTGAATAGCTTCAACTATAGTCGGTTTTATTCGTACATATTTCATACTCACACCCCCGCATACAAAATTGGTATCCCATCATCCGCCCTTATTCCCATCAGAAGCGGCAAAGCTGCCTTTAAGAGTAAGTCGTTCGTTTTCTGTACATCTCCGGCGGCGGCATACACTGCACTCCATTCCTTTGCACTTGCTCCAATCTGCTGTGGCGTTGCGTAAGAGATGGATTCACTGCCAGAAGATACAGATGTTACAATGCCTGTTGATTTGCCACCGACATTTGTGTCGGTCACATTTGCTGATGCCTGATTGATAGCATTCTTCTCGGCAAGATCAATCTGATACATTAATTCAGCCAATGAACAGACTGCCTTTTTGATACGCTTCTGTGAGCGTTCGTTTGTTGGCAGTCCGTCCACCAACCTGTCAAATGTCATTGTATCCACAAAATCACTGGCTCTTTTTGCCAGTCGTGGAAAGTCGGTTTCTGGCACGACATTGCCGAATGATTCTGTATAGAATTTATAATCTGCATAAGCCATGCCAGTCACCCCCTACGTTTATGATTTCGCTGTTACGCTTGCACTTCCGGCATTCAGTGCCTTGTATGTTCCGTCACACTCAACCACTGTAATCTTCTGCCCGGTTGCTGCCTTAATGTCGGCTTTTCCGTCCCATGTAGTCCAGTTTCTGAGATTCTGGCCATAAGTTACAGCTGTTTCAGATGCACCAACTTTGTACTTGTACACATTGTTAGCGTTTTCTTTAGCCGGGTTTACAGTGATTTTTGTATCACCAGTTGCTGTTCCTGCCGCAGATATTACTGTCAGAGTGCCAAGCGTTGGTGTCTCATCAATGGCAATTACTGCGATTGCATCAATGTACTCCGCAAAAAGAGTCAGTCCCATAACTGCGAACGCTTCGGAAACTGCTGTGTGGTAGTTGCCCTGAGTGTGGAATCCGATCAGGTTTGTCTCGCCAGATACGGTGTATACAAGCCCTGCTCTTGCGAAGTCAGATTCGTTCGGGTCAACATAATACAGAACGATGTTCTCGACAGGTGTTGCAATAACCTGTCCTCTCGGGATTTCGCTGTCAGACAGTAAAAAGATTGTGTTGAATCCCATAAAGTCTTTCATGTACTGAAATCCGAACTGGTTCTGAATAGTAATTTCAGCTGCTCCGAGGTATTCATATACGTCCAGAATGTTGACAAATCCAGCGACGCCAGTCACATTTCTGTGCATCTGCTTGAATTTGTTCTCAACACGACCCTTAGCCATTGCCAGAGCCATCTGGAATGTAGTTTCTGTGGAAGTAAGTGTACCGGTTTTCAGATAGTCATAGAATCTTCCGGTAACATCAGTCTGAAGCTGGAAAAGGAATTCATCATCGGTCATCTGAACAGCGTTCTCGTAACCGTGATCCTTAATCGCTTCGATAGATACAGCCTTTGCGTACTTCTCGATAGTCATTTCCGCATAGGGTTTTTCTTTTACAACGAATTTGCTGTAAGGGATTTCCTCGCCCTCACCAACTTTTCCGCTCTGTAAAGTACCCTCTGCATATTTTGATTTAAGAACCGCTCCGGGCGTCTTTTTGATTGGACGCATGATACCAAGTATTTCACGTAAGTGTTCCCAGTTTCTTTCGAATCTGGTAACAAAATCAATCTCACGTGCTTTTACCTGAATATCATTTGTCATAATAAGATTAGCTTTTGCTGCCATATAAAATCCTTTCTACCCATAATTAATTATTAAGGCATTGGGTTAGCGGCTATACTCTGGTGTATAGTCGGTGTAAAAAATCACTGGAATAACTGGATATTCTGAGCAATTGCAGCCTGTCTCTCGGACGGGTCTTTGATCGCTTCGATATCTTTTTTAGTCATGCTTCCCGGTGTCTGCTGCTGTCCAACGTGAGTGGTAAATCTTGCCTGATTCTGCTGAGCCTGCTGCTGAGATTCATCCACAAAAGCAGATGCGTCAGACTGCTTCATCTGCTCGATCAGATCGTTCAGGCCAAGGATTTTACCGTCTTTCAGTTTAAGACCTGCTTCTTTGATGTCTGCCATGACTGATTTCTTTGCCGCTTCGCTGGAAAACTTAACGTCATCGAGTGCCGCTTTCAGAGCATCCGAGAAATCACGGTCGTAGATTTTTGCATTGAATTCTTTCTCTGCATCTGCCGCTTTCTGTTTCCAAGTCTCTAACTCGCTTTTAATATTTGCCGGGTCGATACCGTCAAAACTTTTTAAGGTTTCTTCTGCTGTCTCAGCACGTACTTTCCAGTCATCACGTTCTCCCTCGACTTTTGACAGAGTTTTTGCAACTTCCTTTGCATTCTTGTAATTCTCAGAGAGTACTTTCTTTACATCTGCCTGTTTATCCTCCGGGATTTCAATTCCAAACGATTTTAAAGTGTCAATAAGTTTCTGCATAACATCCTCCTGGTCGTGTTTATTGACCTGCCGCCGCAGGTAAATGGATTAAGCCAGTTAGACCACTGGCAAGGTAATCGGAAAGGCAGGAATCGAACCTGCGACCTCACATTTACAGTGCGATCTACCACTGAGCTACATTCCATGCCGCCTATAACGGCCAACCCTCTAAAAAGAAACTGGGGTGAATTTCACTTCTTTCGCTATAGCGTAAATCCACCTGAGACATAGACCACCTGTATACAAACAGCTTAACTCTAAGCGGATTAAAGCGGAGCGCCCGGAATCGAACCGGAGACCAGAGTGCGACTCTGTCAGTTTTCCACTAGCGTACATTCCACACAACCCGGATTCCCGGGTTAGCAAGGTGTTTAACGTGTCATGCCTGCCACGAGTTGTTTCGGATATTTATTTCTTTTTTAAAAGAAAAGTATGAATAACAAAAACCTTAATCAAGGAGGTGAGCCATCTTGCGTGCCAGATGGCAAATACGCACGACAGGATTCGAACCTGTTCAACTTTCCGTTAAAGCGTGCGTACCAGCTACTAAATTAAAGGAAGGAGGATTAAAACGAAAATGTCAAAAACAACCGTTTTACTTGTGCTTCCTGCTGCACAATTACATTATAACAGATTTCTTTTAACTACCTCTCTACCACTTTTGTGTTTTTAGAGCATATCACGGAGTTTTTCTACGTATCTCTTGACAAGATCACGTTCTTCCCGGCACTCTGCATCCTTGGACATATCACTCATTTCTGTTGTAAGTTCGTCCAGATGTTCTTCCAATGCGGCGAGCATCTTTCTTTTGCAGTCTTCAGACTTGCCGGAACGATAGCTCTGTTTCTGTGTCATATAGTCGTCATAAGCATCTCGTCCGTCAGAGCGGCTGTAATGTCCTCTAACATAATGCTCACCACGTCTGGCATAAGAACTGCCTCGGTCATAATCCGGCATCATTCTGCCGTCATTTGCGCTGTATCTCCCCATGCTGTCGCGCTTTCTTCCACGTTCGCTGTAATCGTCATTGTATCCGCCACGCATCTCATCAAGGACAGTGTTATAGTACTCCACTTTCTTGTCCCAGTACTGCGTGTTCTTTATGTCTTTGTACATATCAATCAGTTTGTATGTCATTTCCAGATTTCCAGTGGTCAGTCCATTATCAGCGATTTTGGACAGTTCGTCTTCAATTCTTGCACATAAGTCTTTAATGTCTCTCATAATCGCACCTCCTACGCTTCTCTGGTCACAACAATATTTGCGTTCGCAACAGATATTGCCTGATCGCTTGTGTTCTCTACTGCGATATTAACGCAACATCCGCGAGGCACATCAATATAGATACCTGCGGACACATTATTGTACTGATTTACTGCTGCCGGTGTGGAAATCATCTGAGAAGAAAGAACCGGCTCACCAGAAATTGCAATAGCCAGTGAGATAGCTCCGACAGTACCGCCTGTTGGAATTGCGATATTACCAGAAAAATCCACGAAGAATCTCGCTTTACACTGGTTAGTCAGTCCTCTTAGAGTGATGATTCCACTTCCCTCTCTGTGCTGAATGCAGTTAGAACCTTTAACTGCTGTGTTTGAAAATACTACGTTTCCATTTGCTGCTACAGTCTGAGCAGCCACATTTGTAAATTCTGCCATAAAAATACTCCTTTCATATCACAAAAGGACAGGTCTCAGCCTGCCCCTCTGTGTAATACGGCATAAGCCGACATCCGAAATCAATCGAAAGATACTCTCGATATGAAGTTATCAGCAATTGCATCCAGTGTTGCATCCGCATCCGTAATATGTGTTCGGGTTTGGAACCTGATATGCCGGAATCGGTGCTGGATTGATTGCATTAATGAGCTGCTGTGTCTGTGAAGCCATTGCAGTTGTGAGAAGTGCGCTCTGGCGATCCTGAGAAGCGGCACGTCTGAGGTCGTTATTTTCAGCCTGGAGATTGGATATCTTCTCGTTGCACAGGTAATCAAGGATTGCCCTTGTTCCGGCGTTCTGGCTGTCGATAATGTCTCTTGTGTTACTGTTCATGGTGTTCTGTAATGCACAGGTGTTCTGTGCCATATTGTAGTTTACACCCTGGATTGCTTCCCTTGTTTCACAGCAGCAGTTTGCAAGCTGTGCCTGGAGCGCATTGGTATTCTGCATATTAGCTACAGTGTCAGCATTAATAGCCTGCTGGATACCGAAACCAGTCTGCATGATGTTGGTGTTGATTCCATTGAATCCGGTAAGCATACCATTATTCATGGCGTAGAAGCCATCACAGAGGCCACTGTTGATTCCGTCAAGTTTGCTGATCACAGCGGAATTGTCGAATCCTCTCTGAATATCCGCCTGAGTAGCTGCTGTGGCTGCATATCCGCCGCCGTTGCCATTATTGCCCCAGCCGTTGTTTCCCCATCCGAAGAAAGCAAAAATGAATAAAACAATAATCCACCAGCTACCATCTCCACCAAACATTCCATCATTTCTGTTGTTCCCGGTCAAAAGAGCAACGTCTGATGCTGTTAAATTTCCATCCATAGTTATAATCTCCTTTTTGTATATTTACATCAATCTGGCCAGATTGTAATGTACTATTTCATTCCTTTCAGCATGTGTTGGAATTGCCCTGCCATCTGCTGAACCTGATTAAGCTGCTGTTGGGAAATCTGCCCAGACTGTAGCATTTTCTGCACTTCTGCTTTCGGATCTCCCTTAAAATTCTCCTTAAACTGCATAAACTGCTGTATCATCTGCATTGGTCCGTTTCCCTGCGGCATCCCACCGCCAAGTGCGTTAAATAATGGATTACTCATCTGCATTTCCTCCCTTGACTGCTGATTCCTGTGCGGTATTAGCCCTAACAGGTTCAGAAAAAGAATTTAATCGGTTTATGATAGCTTCGTATTTGCCCTTTAAATCGTCATATTCCTGTCTGGTGACGTACTTACTGTCCATGTTCTGAACAGACTGTTTAGGCGGCATCTGAGAGCCTACCTCGTGGTATTCAAATGTCCGCAGTGGCTGTGGCATGCCGGATACATCTGTGGATTTTATAAAGAATTTTTCTGATTCTGAATCCATTAGTAAAACACTTGTCCCGGGTGCTACCAGATAGGATTTTGCGCCGACTTCACCGGATACCCACAGGATGCCATTGTTATTCTGCTGGGGTTGCTGTACTGGTTGAGCTGGCATCTGGACAGGCTGTTGCTGGAACTGGTTCATCTGTCCAGGAACGCCAAAACTATATTGATAAGGATTGTTATATAATGCCATCTTATACACCGCCTTTCTGATTATATTTTTGCACAGAAGTATTAAACTAAGAAGTTCAAAAAAGTATCAAAAAAGTATTGACATGCCACCCGTTGAGTGGTATTATAATATCAGAAAGAGGAAATGAAAACATTCAGGAGGTAAGCATTATGAAGTACGATAAAAGAAACGTCATGAGAAACGCATGGAATATTAAGAGAACAGCTAACGTGACAATGAGCGTTGCATTGAAAGCTGCATGGCACATTGAAAAAGCCATGATGGAAGCTGAAGAAATTGGAAAAAATTCTGGATGGAATTACAAAGTATTCGCAAACGATTGGATTAAATACGGAAAGAACCGTACATATATCGAAACAAGGATTTATACAAACGCTTGGAACTGCAAGAAAGAAATCAAACTTGGATATGTAGATAACCTTAGTGGAGAGTATGTCGCAGCATAAAAAATAAGGAGGAAAGAAAAATGGCTACAGAGTTAACGCATTATGGCGCAAAAGTAATTCATCAATTTGTCGAACTTGATGGACAATTCGAAAAAGCATTGCAGAAAAAAGGAATTGAATATACTTACCTTCCTGTAAGTCCTGGCGGTGAATTACGAAATAATGTCATCAAATATAACATTGACGGGGCAAAAAAATATGCCGTATTAATTGATGATCATTGCTGTATCACGGAAGATGTTCCGGAAGACGGTGATTGGTATGGGCTTTTTGAAGATATTAGAGATCAAATTAATGGGCATGAACCACGGAAAGCAGAATCAAAAGCTCATCAGGTGCTTGTAAGAGCAGAGGAATATGCAAGAGGAGAAAGGCAAAAAGAAGAAGAAAATCCTTTACTTGCGCTTCTGGCTGCAGATAAAGTTACAACGCATGATATTATGCGTAATTGCAGATTGCTTGGATATAATTCCAATACGTTTGCATTGATGTCGCACGATGATATAGATCCGGAATTTTGGAATAAATTAATGGAGGAATTCGGTAAATGCAAATATTAAAAATATATTGTAATTATGGTTGTTTATCAGCAGAAAAAAGAAACGTTTACACATACGGAGTACCAGGGACCACAGCTACTTGCTGGGATGAAATGGAAGTAGAAGTCCCGGAAGGCTGGGAACTCTACGAGAATCGAATGGGGAAAACCATGGTGACCTCTCCATGGGGTGAAGGCTATGAAATAAATAAAGTTCTTCAAGGTAATGAGAAGCCTTGTTTTTATGCACTTGACCATGGTGGAAAAGGCCACAGATATTTTTTAAAAGAAGTGGAGGAATAAAGTATGAACATCAAAGAAATCCGTTTTATTTCCGGATTAAGCCAACAAGCTTTTTCTGATAAGTACAAAATTCCCAAAAGGACAATTGAAAACTGGGAGGGTGGTAAACGTAATCCTCCAGAATATGTGATAAAACTACTTGAAAGGATTGTAAAAGAAGATTTTTGTTAAAAAAATGGGAGAGGGTAGAAAATCCTCTCCTTACTTTTTAGCATACTTTAATTATTTTATTATTCACCCTCCGGCTTAACCGCTTTGCTGTAGATATACTCACGTTCATCTGTTCAGCGCAGTATTCAAGAGTGCGCTCCTGGCATCTCAGCCGGAACAGTCTTTCTTCGTCCGGTGTGAAATTACACTCTATCAAGAACCTGTCTATATCTTTCTTTGTGAACACATATAATTTCATGAGCATACCCCTTATTAATGCAATTAACGCTGATTCTGTGCAAGATAATTTGTAAGCTTCTGTTTTGTTTTTTTTAATTCTTCTACATTATTCCCACTAATCTGACTATCCAGCATGGTTGACAACACTTCCAGGATTAATGAATCTCGTTCTGCGATTCTCTGAAGACTCTCAAAGTCACGCTTGTCGTGCTCTTCCAGTGTCTCAACTCGTTTGTTAAGCCGGAATGCCGGAGTAATCCATTTAAAGATTACGGCTGCCGCCCCTCCGACAATAGACACCCCTCCACAGATAGAGAGGAAAATCTGTACAAATTCTGATATGCTCATTTAGCTACTCCTTTTCCCAGTAATATACCGGAATCTCATTTCCACTATCCCATGTATCAAAATATTTACCATCTTGTACTGTCACCACATGACCATCTATGCAGAGAATGTATGTGCCAGTCGGGTGATCTGCGCAAAAGTCGTTGACTGTATAGATATATCGTTCCGACTGTTCAATTAGCTTACGTCTGTACCCATGTTTGTAGAGGTACGCTCCCCAAACGTAATTAGCTGATGGCATATCTGACAGAGCACACGCCTGTATCATTAATCCGACGAATACCGTTTCCCAGTCGAACCCGGTTGCCTTGCATATTGCTCGGACAACGCAATCTCCTGTTCTCTTATCCTTAACAGGATTTGGATTATAATATTCCCATCTGTCCATCAGTCAATCCCCTTTGCTGTCTTATATCGTTTTGCCGCTCCTCTGGCTTTTGCAGCATTCTGGCGGTTCCACTTAGCTATCATGAGCCGGTCTTTCAGTTCCCTCAGGTCGTTCTGCTTGCAGTACTTTTTGTATGCAGCATTTTGTTTCTGCAAAAGATAAGACTTCCGGTCAAGGTCTTGCTGTAATGCGAATTTTGCCTTTTCATTCGGTGCATTGTCAACTCCTGCTTGCAGTCCAAGGACTTCCCTCTTTGTCTTTCGGATTCTTCGCTCATAAGTACGTTGTCTCTGTTCCTTTTCATACTGTTTTCCTTTGTCGGCTTTGTCCTGTGCTGATAGTTCTGCATAAGGATTAAATTCCCCGTCACTTGCCCCAAAGCTATGCCGACAGTTAACTCCTGACAGTCCGCTTGCTGTTCCGTATCCGGTCAATGAGAACGGCGGAAATTTCTTGCTCTTGCCAGAACGAGAGTATATCTTTCCTTGCCACCATGCGTGATTTCCGGGATTCTCACCACCGTCACCCGTTCTGGCTCCCATGTGAGCACTGACCAGGATCAAATCCCAGTCCATTTCTTCCATGCGTTTTAGGGATATATCTCCCGTAGCCTGTGCCACGCCAGTTCTGACAGAACGTGCGACTGCTGTTTCGATCGTGTCTTTTCTGCCAGATGGATATGTGACAGTAATACCATCTGATACGACATTATTAACTGCCTCTTTGATGGCTTGCGTATATCCAACTGCCCCAGTCATCACATGGTTATATGCAAGGTCGCATTGCTCAATATAAAGCCTCTGAGCGGCACTTGCGGTTGTCCTTGTGAAGTTCTTCCACTCTCCCATAGTCGCAAGCATATTTCGCTCCATGAGTCTTATCATAGCTGGCGACTGTTCGAGCGGTACAGGGCTTAATCCTGCCGCCTTGTATATCTTATCATCATAATCGAGAGCAGTGATTCCGGCATCTTCAAACGCTTCAAGAAGTTCCTGCTGTTCGCGTTTGGTGTATCTGGATAATTCTGCCAGAATGTCCTCTAACAGCTCACCAGATTCCTGTAGCGTTCTGATTCTCCACGCATCGGCATTGGTCAGAATGTAGTCCTCACCTCTGCCGATTCTTGCCATCATTCGAGACACGATCTCAGAGGTGATATACTGATGCAATTCTTCTGCAATCTGTTCACTGCCCTCTGTTATCCGGCGTAAATATTCTGGGCTTAACATAATTACTCATCTCCAAACAGTTTTGGTTCATCTGGCTGGGCTTCTTTGACCATTGCTCTAACCTCATTACTCTTCTTCAAAAAAACCTCTCGTTTTGTTTTCCTCTTTGGCTTCTTGTGAAATTTTTTTTGCTTCCTCTTCGGTATATCCATAAAATTTCACCAAATAACGCCAAAATGTCACATGTCCAGAATTTACATAACTGTACCACGCTATCCTGTCTTCTTCTCTGTTGTATGTAAAATCGCCAAAATCATAGTTAACTATATACTGGACATATTTCTTTTTCTTTTCGTCGTAAATCCAGTCAGAAGGTGCGATTCCATACAAATCTGCAAATGTATTTAAGGCGTATATAGTGTCATTTAAGCAACACTCTAGTTTATCCCGAACGTCCTTGATAAACTGAATTGTCCGTCGGTCGTCTGATTCTACCTGCTTAGCCGTCACCATACCGGTTTTTTCATTAAAAACAAAATATCCGTTGGAGAATCCAATCTTATACCCTATCTGATTTAAAAGGGCATTTATGCCGGCTATACGGGTATCCGTGTTGAGAACCGGATTGATTTCCTGATAGAACTCTTTTTCATCCTGTCCGAATACGTTCTTGACAAAATGTGGCAATCTCATCTCGTTTCGTCTGTTCTCCATACCCTGCGGTGACATGGTTGCTACAGGTGTACCGCTTGGCATCAGCAGCCTATCATCTGCCAGAACAATCTTCTGAGAATCAAAAATTTCTCCGGCATTACGGCTGTATGCAATGTCCAAATCCTTTAATTCCTCAATTGCTTCCGCAAATATCGGAAGTCCCAGTGGTGCACTAATGTCCACGTTGTTAGCCTGTGGTGTCCGCAGCACTCCGTACAATGGTCCGTCCAGTTTCTCACCGTTTGCTTTGAGAATCGGCGGTGTATCTGCCATGAGGTCGGCCCATTTGGTCTGTTTGAGGTCAATCTTATCGCCGATGCTCTGAGGAGACTTCGACACATAGGCCCTGTTGGAAACGTAGTACGGATAGGTTGTCACTCCGTCCACTGTTGTCTCAACAAATCTATGATATTCAAGCCGTGTATAGTATTTCCGTCCAACAGTATAAGAATCCTTGAATATAATCCCTTTGATTTCCTGATTATCGTAATCCACAATCATCACATCTGCCGGAGTAAATACGTCAAGGCTCTCGCCATTCGGCTTAATAAATACCGTTCCGTAAGCACAGCCATATTCCACCCAGTGCCGAATCTGGAAATATACCTTGTCAATCTGCTCCTGTAACCATGTTGCCCTTGCAGAACCATCTATCTGAATGCCGATCGCTAATGTTGCAAGTCTGGCAGTCTCAGAACACACAGATTTAGCAAAATTAATCGTCTTGATGTTATTCTTATCATCTAGCCAGTATGGAACGCCTCGATATATGTTCGCACATTTATTAATCAGTGATTCCATCTCTGGAAATTCTGCTGCCTGGATGTTAAAGTCCTCTTCGGCTTGCTTTTTAAAAATCATGTTAAACCACCTTTTTAGCGTTGTTATAAGTCCCATTTAATCACCTGAATTAGCTGATTTCAGCACATTTCTGATAAACTCTATGTCTTTATTGAAATTCTTTATATCTTCGTTCTGT